GGACTTAACCTAGCAATTTTTATCGAAAAAAATAATGAAATATTTTGCAACCTTATCCAAGTTTTAAGACCATAACACGTTCCGTTCCTCCATCCTCTTCTTTCTGTGATACTTCCGCCCCTTTCCAAGTAATACGACGACGAGGAACTGCGCCTCCTGATTGAGGAAGGATCTGTAGAGTAGAGGATGGAGCAGCACTAGCGCTAGCACCAGGAGCAGGAGCAGGAGCAGGAGCAGGAGCAGGAGCAGGAGCAGGAGCTGGTTCTGATTCTGGTGCGGGAACTTCTGTAGGGGGAGCTTCACTAGAAACTGTGGTGCTAGGAGGTGTTTCAGATGGAGGAGCGGACATATCTTCAATCACAATTGTAGGACCTGTTTCTTCTTTCTTTTCTGTTGGAGGAGGAATTTGTGTTTCTAAAATAGCATTTGCCTTTGCAATCGCTTTCTCTTCTGTCTCCATAACAGGTGCTTCCTCTAGTCCAATTGCTGTTTGTACTTGTTTCACTCCTTCTGTAACAAGATCCGTTGCAACATCTATAATTGTAGGTGTTTCTACTGTATCAATTGTATTATCATCAGACTGCAATGGTTGAAATGTGCGTCCATGTTTTCCTGTTACAATTCGCATGTACATATTTGCATAAGTATTTAATTCCTGTTCAAGTAGTTTATACGTATAAGGTATTTCCACGCGACTAAATGTAACACGTGATTTTGTAATCGGTAATAATAATTGAAGTGTATCTTTTGTATCTCCGCTATACTTAATAGGTCCATCGCATAATGAACATACAAAAAGTTGAATACTTTGATTATAGATTGGAACAGTTCCACATCCATTGCAAATCCACATACTGGTTCCATCTGATCGTTTCATAAATGATTCTTTCAAGAAAAGACTTGTTCCATGAGCAATAAGACTATCACGTTCCATTTCACCAATACGCATTCCTCCTTCATTGCTTCGACCTCCTGTCGGTTGATGTGTCTTCATTTCTTTTCTCCCTTTTGCACGAGAATTCAACTTATCTTCTGTCAAATGTTTTAATCGCATTAAATAACAAGGTCCCATAAAAACAGAGGATTCAACTTGAACACCCGTTGTTCCGCAATAAAGAATCTCTTCTCCATGTCGTTGAAATCCTTGTGCTTCTAACAAATCTCCTACTGTTTCTAAGGTTGAATTACGATCCATAAAATTGGTAGCATTAATCTTTCCACCTGCAATTACACCATATTTACAATAAATTTGTTCATAAAATTGTCCTACTGTCATACGACTTGGTATCCCCATAGGATTCATAATAATATCAGGAACAATTCCGTCGGCAGTGCGCGGCATGTCCACAGCATCTACAAGGATACCCATGGTGCCTTTTTGGTGATGGCGTGTGGCAAACTTGTCTCCTAATTCAGGAATACGCATCTCTAATATACGAATTTTCACCACACGATATCCGTTTGGTTGCATCATCACTTCTACACGATCAATGCGACCATGTGTAAAGACTTTGTTGGTGACAGATCCATCTCTGACTTCTTGCATTGGATTCTTTTTATCTACAAGATACATTCCTACCAATACTGTTCTATCCGTAATTATTTCTCCTACACGAATAATTCCATGTTCATCTAATTTTGAATAATCATATCCAGGTTTTACATCTGTCCATGCTTTAATATAAATAGGATTTCCAATTTTATGTTCGATTTTTGTAAGATCATCCAATTCTTCTGTAACCTCATAGCTTCGCAGCGCCAATGAATGGAACATTCCACGTTCTACACTGGTTCGATTGATAATTTCAGCATCTTCTTGGTTATATCCATTCATACATGCCAATGCCAGAATTACATTTAATCCATATGGCATTTCACCATTTCCAACTGCATCATAATATAACGTTCGTACAAGAGGTGTTTGTCCAGCGCATGCAATAGAACCATAAGTATCAAATCGTTTATCATAATTAGTGGAATAGTATCCAATTCCTTGTTTTGATTGTGCAGAGGCATATTGCCATCGTGTGGCTTGATTATGATTGGCAAAGGGAAGCGTGTTTACCATGAGACCTGACATAACACTTGGATGAATTTCTGCATGAGTATGTTGTTGTTCCAATTGAGCATCTCCAGGTCCAAACCAGGATATATATGCTTCATTGGATTCAAACAGATCGATATATTCAATTCCTCCAATGTGAGGAGCCAATAACGTTTCATACTCTTCCAATGTTGCATCACGACGTTCAATTGGATCTAGGAATGTGACACTTTCGATCCCTTTGACATGCGCTGTACCAGGAAAGGTTCCTAGAAGAAGATCGCGCCAGGAGGGAAGTGACTTTCCTGTCTTTACAACTGCAGGCCATTTTTCTTGTCCAATCCCTCCTCCTAAATGCCAGAGAGGACGAATTGGTCGACCATCATCCATATAAATACATAAAAGTTTATCAATGGTTTGAAAAGAGATTGATGCCATTGGCGTTAAACAACCAGTCCATTTCATATATTTTAACACACGAATCAACATAATTGGATCTTCCACAAATCCAATGGTTCCTCCATTCACCTGTACACCAATCCATCGAATACGAAGCTCATTTGTGATACTTGCAATAGGAAATACTCCTCCTTTTGTGTATAACCATTCTATTAAAGATGTTTCATCTGCAGCAATACTTACAGTTGCTAAAATTGCTAAATTCTTTGTAATACCAATTGGAGCTCCTGTTGGTCCTTCTGACGTACAGAAATACCCAAATTGACTTGGATGCAAATTACGAGGACCACGATTTTTCATGGTTGTATCAAATTCCATTACTGTACGACGGGTATGAGAGAGAGTATCAAAAAAAGATAATCGTCCTAACTGTTGTAATACACCCACTTTTTCATCATAGGTAGATGTTCCCCACTTTCCTCGAAATCCTCGCAATAGATCCTTTTGTAAATCTGCAGCATTTGAATTTGCCAAGGATGGTTGTATAAAGGTTCGCAAGGTTCCTGCAACAACTAAATCCTTAAATCTATCACCTTGATACGATGTTTTATCATATTTATATTTGGATTCAAGAGCGGTCAATACATTTTTCTTCCATTCAATCCATATATTTGTAAAAAGTCCACGCAAAAGCATTCCACTGCTAAGCAATCGCTGATTCTTAATATCATCACGATCTGTTTCCGGCTCTATTCCCAGCTCAACACGAATTGCTTTTCGAATCCATTCTGCCAAATATTGTGCTTTTGCAAGGGGGAGATTCTTCACATGAGAAAATATTTGGTCGTTCAATAAATCTAATACATATTCATTTATGAATCCTTTGGTTAAACTTCCAATAAATTGAATGGCGAGTGATCGATTATATACAGGATAGGCATCTGCAATAGATTCATGTAAGAAGTTTTCAATCTGTTCTGCCGCTGGTGCAGTTGAATCCGGTACAATCATACGAATAATTTCTTCATCTGTTTCCACTCCTAATGCACGAAATAAAATAAAGACAGGAATTGCACCATTTACCTGAGGAATAGACACTCGTATCACATTTTCTAAATGTGAATTATTTGCCGTTCCTTTTAATATATAAAGTGCAACACGACGAGATACTTTTGTTGTTGGATGTAAACAATTAACATTTCCATATATCTTCAGTTTTGGATCACTTGGTCTTTTTCCAATATAAAATGAATTAAAGGCTTGTTCTTGGCGTGTTACCAACACTTTTTCACTTCCATCAATGATAAAATATCCTCCTTGCTCATTGCGACATTCTCCCATTTCCATTAACAAGGCAGAGGGAGCACCATAGGTCGCGCATAATCGACTTTTTACCATAATTGGAATTGAAAAGAGTGGAATATTTTCAAAGATAGAATCATACACTTTTTCCTCTCCAGAGTCTTGCAAAATGGTGTATCGAATCAAAATATCGACAGAAAAGTTAACAGCATAGGTTAGATTCCATAGCCGTGCATCACTTGGAAACAGACGACGAACCGTATTTCCTTGATGAAGCGTAGGAGCACTTGCATAAATTCCAGATCCATCTAATCCTCCAATATACAGTTGTAATTTATATTTGTATTTTCTCTCTTTTGTTTTTGGATCCGTTATTTCATCTGTTAAAAATAAAATAGGATTTTGACTCACAATAAATTGTGGTAATTCGCGAAACACATACGCTTCATATGAATGCATATGATGATTTGTAAGAAAGGTATTTGATGATTCAAAACATTTATGAAGAACGGCAGGAGCAATGTCTGCCAAAGAAGGAATAAGAGGATTTGAACAACTTGACATTCTAATAATAGCAAGGAATAATCCCTTCGGGATTATTCCTTGTTATTATTTGACATTCTAATAATAGTAAGGAATAATCCCGAAGGGATTATTCCTTGCTATTCTAATAACATTCTAATACATGGTGTATCTCTATTTCCAAGGAGACGGCATTACAAGTTGATTAATATCAGATCCAATCTTGGTTACATTTGCAGGATCAATCATACTCTTTGTATGACTTAATGACCATGCAGGAGAAGTTGGATCACTGCTTGGAGCAGATGGTTGTCCAGAATAAGCAGCGTTAATAGTTTGTACTGAGCTCGGAGGAACCGTTGCTTGAAAGGGAATTTGTCCAATTGTTTGTAACAGCGATGCACCTCCTTGTTGCTTTTTTGAACGACGTGTAGAGCGTCGACCTCCTCCTACCTTGTTGGATCCCATTCCAGGAGGAACAGTTGGAAATCTCCATGATTCTGTTCCAGCTGTTCTTGACATTCCTGAATTGTAATAGACATCTAGATCATGTTGGGAGGCTTTATCACTACTAACATCTGTTGTAAAATGACCATATGTCATAGCACTTGGAACACCGGGTCCCATCTGATATGCAATTGGCGCCATACCTCCTTTTTGCTTACGATTCTTTCGTGTATTTCGGGTTTTTCCTTGTGTAAAATGAGCAACAAATCCTTTTGCAGAATCAGTATCTAATCGCCTTCGAAACAATTTATGCCAGATAGATTGTACCGCTTTTAATGCTTCTACGTTATTTGGTGCAGATTGCACAGCATGCTTTGCCTCTTTTGTAAAACTAGCAAAATCTTCTTTCAACTCTTTGACACCCATTCCCTATTTAGTTCATAGAAAAGAACGGAGACGCTTTGCAACATTTTCCCCTATTTGAGCAAAGCCAGGTCCTGTCGGAGCTGCTGATGCCACTGAACCAAATCCAAGTGCAGAACTCATAGAATATCCAATTGATGTGGATGTTACAATATATACAACAAGTGCGATTCCAATAATTAAACTAAAAAAATAATAAGGTCCTTTCATTCGAATAATATTTGTCCACGTTTCTGAACGATATTCGGAAGCATCGAATTGATTATAATGTTCATTTGCAACAATCATCAAAATAATTCCACTTAATACTGCCAACATATAAGGGGTCATCTTTGATTCTAATAAAAACGCAATTCCAACAAATAAAATCATTCCTAAAATATAGCATGCGCTTGGAACTGTAAGTTCTACCATTTCTATAGGGGGATTATACTTTATCAATTTGATCTTTGTGTGTAAGAAATTGAGTACGGCAGCAATATCGTGTAATTTGCATTTCTTTTAATAATTTTGATTCTTCCGTTTCAGGTATATCTTTCTTTCCATCAAAACAAACAGGTTCTAGCGCAGTAGTCCCCTTTCGTTTGCGCAATTCTTGCACATAATAATTATATTTATCTGCAATAAGCTTACCACAATTGAAACAACGAATTGGTATTAACATTCTCTTAAGGGGTTAGAATCCCGGGATTATTATATCTTCATTTTTATTCTTTATGCGGAAAAGCAACCATATTTCGTTCCATAGCTAGGATAGAAGACATGTCCTCCATCTTATTTTCCCGCGGTGTAAATACGCAAGCAGGAAATCCCGTGCGCAGTGAATTGCGCAAACTTGAGAATCGCATTGTAGATCTGGAAAAGAAAC